GAGACGCCCGCCGCCATCAAGGGAGAAGCCCCCGCAGCCCCGGCACCCGCCAAGCCAGCGCCGGAACCGGCCACGCCTGCGGAAGTTTCCGCCGAGAATCCCGACTACGTGGAACCCGTTCCGGAATCCAACTCTTTGACCCCGGAGAAAGCCGCCTCCGAACTCGCAAAACGCGGCATCACCATCACCAAGGAATCCACCAAGACCGGAAAAACCGTCTGGCACATCACTGGCAAGACCTTCGACGTGAAGGACAAGTTGAAAGCGATGGGAGCCAAGTGGTATAATCCGACCAAGGCATGGTCCATTTTCTCCAATGAAGACCCCACACAATCAATCGCCCAAGCCATCACCGGAGGAATTCCGGCCCGAGGAACTGAACCAAGCGCAAAGGATACTGGCGACAACGCCGGGACTCACCGAGAGCCTGGCGAGGATCTACGACTCAAACAACTTCGGGAACGACTCGACCGAGCCGCCGACGAGCGAAGAACTCGAAGCGATGCTCTTGAGGCGGTCAACGCCAGCACGGCCGACCTGATCCGCCGTGGCTTGAAGTTCGGGATGCCTGCCGATGTGGTCGAGGACCAGATCGAAGACATTTCCATGATTACGAAAGCCTACTCTGACGGGAAACCGATGTTCCTGCTTGGGAACGGGGCGGGAACCGGCAAGACGTTCGTTCTTGGCGGAGCAATCCGGGAACTGCGGACCGCCGGAGTGAAGGATTTCGTCTATGTGACGATGAACACGGACCTGATCGCGCAGATCAAACGCGATCTTGCCGACTACGGAGTTAGCGACGTGAAGTTTTACACCTACTCGGAGATGTCGGGGAAAAGTTTCCATCTTCCTAAGGATGCGGTGCTGATCTTTGACGAGGCCCACAACGTCAAGAACGCCGATTCATCCCGAGGAGGAAAGGCGCAGCCGATGATGGGAACCGCCAAGTTCACGATCCTTGCATCCGCGACACCGTTCGAGAACCCCGTGGAGGCATCCTATCTCGCCGGCACCGGAATCTTCAACCAGGCCGGCGGTCACACTGAATGGGGCAAAGCCTATGGTGCGAGCGTCCGGAAATACAAGATCATGACACCCTATGGCATGGAGGAGCGCGAAGCCCTCTACTGGTCCGGCGGCAAGCTGGAAGATGGATTGGCAGCCCGCCAGTGGTTCGTGCGCCAAGGGATCATGGTCACGCGCCCAATGCGCCTTCCGATGGATATGGTAGAAAGCCAGTTCACCAAGCGCGGCGTGACTCCCGACTACGTTGAGAAATACAACCGGGTTGAGCAGGCATACGAGGAAGCCATGAGCGCGTTCCGAGACGAGGACGGCAACATCCTCGATGCCCGCAATAACGCGATGGTGGCCATGCACATGACCAACACGATCAAGCGCATCCTCGAAGCCGCCAAAGTGGATCACGCCGTCGAGGAGGCGCAGCGCGTCCTGGATCAAGGTGGAAACGTCGTGATCTTTGTGGAGACCAAAGCCTATCGCTGGATTGGCCGCTACCGGACCAGCCAGTTCTACGATAAGAAATCCCCGCTCTACACCTACCCGCAGATGCAAAGCATGATGGCCGAGTGGCAGGTCATGGCAGGCATGGCCCGCATGTCGAACGAGGCCAAGCCACCACGTCCATTTTCCGAACCGATCATGCAAATTGCACGGGCGATGCACGAGGCCGGCATCGAATACGAACTCCCGAGCGTCGAGCAGGAGATTGTCAACCGTCTGGGTGGACCGTCGAAAGTGGCGATCTACACCGGCAGCGTCAGCAACTCCGCGGCATCCAAGGACAAGGAAGCATTCCTCGCCGGCAACAAGCGAGTGATCGTAGCAACCATGGCCAAGGGTGGCACCGGGCTTTCCCTGCATGACAAGGTTGGAAACCGCGAGACCTACCAGGTGAACCTGAACCTGCCGTGGAAGGCAACCGGAGTTGACCAGGTTTCCGGACGGGTCGCCCGCTACGGACTACAATCCAAGGCGCACATCAACTGGCTGTTCGCGGACAACATCGCGTTCGAGCGGATGCTGGCTGGACGGGTTGGCCGCCGGATGCGGGACATGGGCGCACTGGTCAAGGGCATCGACATGAAGGCCGCCAAGGTTCTCACCGATGACTTCGACTTCTCAGGAAGTGCCGACGTAAAACAACGGGATGGCGAGGTTGAGACCAAGGAGGATGACATCTGGACGATGGCGGAACGTCTCGAAAAGACCCGCAGCAAAGCCAGCGACACAAGCGGAGGATTCTTCGAGACCCCGTATCCGCTCGCCGCCCTGATGACGGTGATCTCCGGAGCCCGCGGGAAACTTCTGGAACCGAGCGCCGGCCGCGGCAATCTCGTGAAGTTCTCCAAGGGCAAGGTCGATTCCATGACCCTGATCGAGCAACGTCAGGACAATGCCAACTATCTCACCGGCCAATACGGCGACAGCGTGACGCAAGGCGACTTCATGGCCGAAGCCAAAAACCTTGGGAAGTTCGACACGATCCACATGAACCCGCCATTCGAGCGGGCGGCGGGAGTCGGAGCGCAGGACGTGGCGCACGTCATGGAAGCGTTCAAGCATCTGGAACCCGGCGGCCGCCAAGTGGCCATCATGGGCGAAGGCGCGTTCTTCCGCCAATCCAAGCAGGAAACCGAATTCCGCCAGTGGCTCGATGACAAGGGCGCAATCGTCGTGAAGCTCCCGGAGAACGCCTTCAAGAACTCCGGCACCGGTGTTCGCGCCCGCATGGTCATCCTCGACCAAAACGGCGAGGCCGGACGGACGGACATCGATCTTGAGGACATGGACCCCGACACCTTGCAATCGGTTGCGGATGCCGTGCCGACACGGGACTCAGTGCAGATGTTCTCCAGCGCCTCCCGCTGGCCCCGCGACCTCTACGCCTACACCTACCGCACCGAAGCCAACAAGGGCGACGTGAAGCACATCGTCCGCGCCTACAACGAGCAGACCGGAGTGAAGGAAGACCGGGTGTTTGACACCCTGGAGGAAGCCAAGGAGGAAATGGCAAGACTCGACGACTTGGGAAGCCCCTCGCTCATTGACGCGAAAGCAGTTCAAGGCTACCTTGAATCCAACGGCACTCCAACCAGTACCGTCAAAGAAGAAAGTGAGCGAATTTCCCGAGCCTTGGCACAGTCTGGACCCGGCCGAGTGGCCGAGGATGGAACGGCGTATTCGCAAGGCGATTTCTTCGGCCCTGAGAACCCGGATGCCGCGCCACTTGGTCAACAGATTGCGGATGCTGGTTCCCGCGCCATTGCTCGCGCCAAAACTCGAACCGGACGTGACGCCGTATCGGACGACCTCATCAAAGGAATTTCAGGGGATTGGGAAGCCCTCGCCCGGGAGGTAAACGCCAGAGGCCGCGCCTCCTCGATTCTTGCCGACCTCATCAACCGGGAAATCCCGGTGTGGAACGTCAACGGAACGATCCTCGACAGCCCCGAAGCGGTTCACGCCGTCATGCTGCCGTTGCGCTCGCCCTACTTTGAAAGCCTCAAGGTGGTGGTCCTCGACGGCAACCTGAAGGCGGTTCACTCGCAGATTCTCACCGTGGGCACCGTCAGCGAGTCTTCAGCCCACGCGGCGGAAATCCTTGGCACCCTCGCCCGCTTGCGGGAAATTCACGGCAAGAAATACACCTCGATTGTGTTGTCCCACAATCACCCGAGCGGAGATCCAAACCCGTCACGAGCGGACGAACAGTTGACGATGCGCTTGAACAAGGTGGCGGAAATGGCCGGTTGGAACGTGCTGGATCACATCATCACCAACGGGAAATCCTATTGGTCCTTCCGTGAATCTGGAATGATTGGTGGAGATTCCGTCAAGGAGACACCCTACACCCCTCGCAAAGACAAGGGGTTCCGGGTGCCAGCCATCAAGCCAGAGGACCGTTTGGCAGCATGGGAGGTTACTCCCCGAACGGCGCTGAAACCGATGGATAGTCCGGAACTCGTTGCGGCACTCGCCAAGCACTTGCGGAACGGGAATCCGAATGCCGCTCATATTCTCTACCTCAACACCAAGTTGCGATTGCTGGCAGTCGAACGGGTGGACGTGAAAGGCATCCTCGATCAAAAACAACTGACCCAAACATTGCTTGCGGCACGCGGCCGCGAAGGTGCCTATGGGTTCATCATCGACTACCCGCAAGGACGCTTGAACCCAAGCCACCTCACCCGTAGGGTCACGGAAGTCGCCTCGATGCTCCAAATGCAATTTGTCGATGCGCTGGAGGTTTCCGACACCGCAACGGGAGGGTATGTGTCCGCCAGAGAAGCAGGACTTGTAGCCGAAGACCCCGCGCTCATGTCATCGGCAAGCCCCGAGCAGGACGCCCGCTGGGTAAGCATTGATTCATTACCTGAAGAAACCAAAGACGACATCGTTGAATGGATTGCGGACAACATGCCCGAGCGCGGGGACGCGGGGGACATTAGAAGCAACTTACTTGGATTGGCGTCCGATCCAAAGTTGGTAATCAAACAAGTCCTTATCAGTGAGGTTAAGATTTCCCCCAAACGGGGCATTTCTGAAAACACTGTCGCGGATTACGCCAAAATGAGAGGGGAGACGGCCCCTCCACTTGTTGTTAATGGCAACAAACTGTTGGAAGGAGGGCATCGCTACCACGCGGCCAAACGCCGAGGAGACAAGTATGTCACAGTGGTCGATATTGCCCCGCTTATCAACATGGATTGGTCTGATTGGATGAATGACGGACCTGTTCCTGAATCATTGAAAGCCGGACCTTTACCAACCCCGCAGAACAACGACGCCCGCTACCTCGAACTCGCCAAAGACCCGGAGGGGAACAGCGAGGAATTGCAGCGAATGGTGGAGAAAGAAGCTAAAAGCGTTGGGTTATCATTGAAAAGATTTTTCAATGGATTAACTGGCACTGACCCGGGTCCAATATACAAGACTGGAGTCAGAAACATCTTTGATGACCGAGTAGGAGGCGAGTTTGGGTTTTTCTTTTCTGAGCATAGAGATGTTGCAGAAGAATACGCTAATTTAAATCGTGATGGAATAGGGGTTGTCCGCGAAGTCTTTCTCTCAATGAGAAGACCTCTTGATCTGCGTAAAATGGTAGACGGAAGATTCAGGAATTTCCTTACACCCTCTCAATTTATTACTGAGATGGCCAATCGCGGGATTAGCGTTAAGCATGATCGAATCAAACTTAAGGAATACGAAGATCAGTATATTGAGAAAAACGGGGAATTGCCTTATCGCCATGTTTTTGAGTTTTTCGCTAGCTCTTACTCAAAGAATTGGGGGATAGATCCAGCACAGATCAGGGACCAAATGAAATCATTAGGGTTTGATTCGATGGTCATGCCTGATTATACAGCTAGAACTGGGAAGGTTGGAGTTGATCCGACTTACTCAGTATCTCATATTGTTTTTGATTCCCATCAAATCAAATCCGCCGACCCGATCACCCGAGACGCGCAAGGCAACGTGATCCCGCTCAGCAAACGCTTCAACCCGGAGAGCGACAGCATCCTCTTTTCCAGTGCCAGCCGGGATGCCGACCTCCCCGGCGACGATCACCCGGTATGGGCGAAGCTCCCGCCTGAGATGCGCGGGACGTTCCGCGACTACGCGGCGGGCAAGTCGATGGAGGACATCGCCAAGTCCCGGAAACTCTCCGACAGGGCGGTTTTCAACATCATCACGCAGATGCAGAAGCGTTTCGCCGCTGCGGGCGTTCCTGACCCGACACCACCGGTTTCCGGCACAAGGCCAGCGGGAGCAGCCCCGAAGCCCGCCACGGACCCACGGGAGGCCAAGGGAGCACCTGTGCCGCTCGGAGGAGCCGCCTCCCGGATGCCGGTTTCCTCGACCCCGATCGGCAACATCAAGAAAGGCATCTCCGCCCCGAAGGTCATCACGACGATGCAGGGCGTGCTGGAATCCATCGGATTCGGCGTGCCGATCCGGGTGGGACACCTCAAGACCAAGAAATCCTTGGGTGAGTATTACACCCGCGAGCATCTGGTTCGCATGAAGATCGCCAACGACATTCCCACGGCGGCCCACGAACTCGGACACGCCCTGCAGAAAGGTCTCTTCGGGAATGCAGCCAACGCCTTCCAACGAGCGGGCGTGACAGCCCAAGGCATCGCTGAGATGGAAGCGGTGGGACGGGCTCTCTACGGGGCTACGGTCCCGACCGGAGGCTACATCTCGGAAGGCTTCGCGGAATGGTTCTCGGTGCTCGCCTACGGTGGCAACACGGAAGCCAGGGCGGCAGCCCCGAGGTTCCACGACTGGTTCAAGGCGGAAGTCGAAGCCAGAAATCCGAAGCTCGCCAAGGCGATTGCCAAGGCGCAGGCCGCCAGCCTGACGTGGCGCAACCAAGGAGCGGCCGAGACAGCCCGCCAGAGCGTTTACAAGCGCCCCGGCCGCATCGTGGAGATTGGCAAGACGATAGCCGAACAGGATTACGTCACCGACTGGCTTGACACCAACGCGCCGATCGACCGCTTCGTGGCGGAAGCCGCGGAGAAAGGCGGACGCCCCATCGATGCCAAGGACAACCCGGCATTGACCGCTACGGCACTCCGCATGACCTCGACGGCCCGCGCCGAGTTCATGGTCAAGAGCGCGATGATCGACTTCGCCGGCAACCCGCTGGGTGGCACTGATGGCAAGTCCCTGACCGAAATCCTCGCCAAAGTGAGAGGCAAGAAGTCGGATTTCCTCATCTATATGTGGGCCAAGCGGGCAGTTGCCATGTGGAACGACCCGAACGGGCCCAGAAACCCCGGACTGTCTGAAGCCCATGCGATTTCCCTGATTTCAGACCTCGAAACCCCCATCTTCCAGCAAACGGCCACAGCGGTTTCCCGGTGGAACGATCTGGTCTTGGAATACGCCGCGCAATCCTCCGACGATTACAGGGCATTGGTGGACCGCATCCGCAGGGTGGACCCCGGTTTCTACATCCCGTTGTTCCGGGAATTCGAGACCTTCGATGGCATCTCCAAGGGCCACGGTGGCAGCGCGGCATCCGGCAAGTTGCTCGACAAGCTCCGCGGTTCCGGCCGCCGAATCAAGGATCCGTTCGCCGGGATGATTTCCCAGGCCGCCGACATCGTATCCAAGGCGCACCAGAAGCGGGTGCTGGATCAAATCTTCAAGATCGCGGACACCGTGCCGGACATGGGCAACCTCGTGACCGAGATTGATCCGAAGATGGTCCCCGCCGCGCAACGCGCCCTTGGAGACCTCGTGGCTGAGATCAACCGCAAGCTCCGCAACGCGGGCCTGGATGAAATCGACCTGACTCCCGAGCAGGAGGCGATGATGGACGAAATGGCGACGTTCTTCGCCCCGTCCTACGACGTGAAGGCGGGAGAAGTTCCGATCCTTCCGGTGTTCCGCAATGGCAAGATCCGCCTATACGAGATGGACCCCGGCCTTTACGAGACGCTTTCGGGGATGAACGCCTACCGCCTGCCCCCCATCGTGGACATGACCATCGGACTGACCAACCGGACATTCCGTATGGGCACCACCGGAATGCGGGCGGCCTTCTCTCTCATCACCAACCCTCAACGGGACTTCTCGACGCTTCACTACAACTCGCGGGCGAGCGCCCACACGCCGGAATTGTTCATGGCATGGATGGGAGAAATTGTGAAAGCCGCGCTCTATGCCGTATCCGGTGGGAAGTTCCACCCGAAGACCATCGAAGCCTTGGAACGCCTTGGCGGCAAGATGGCCACCCCGCTTGGACAGGACATGCGCCCGACCGAACGGGCCGCCCGCCGCCTCTTCGAGACAACCGGATGGAAGATCGTGGACGTGAGGAATTGGGCCGACTACTTCCGCGATTTGCTCCAGTTCCCGGAAATCGCCTCACGCGCCACGGAAATGAAACTCTTCGGCAAGGATCTAGGTTGGAAACCGGGACAACCGATGGATGAAACGACTTCGCTTCTGTTGCTCCAAGCACTCAAGCAGGTGACAACCGACTTCACTGCCGCCGGACGGTTCGGACGGGTGGCAAACCAAATGGTGCCATTCTTCAACGCAGGCATCCAAGGCCCCCGCGCCCACGTCCGCGCCTTCAAGAATGACAAGTTCAAGTTCCTCCGCCGGGGACTGGAGCACGCCATCACTGCCCTTGTCATCTGGTGGTTTGCCAAGGATTCCGACTGGTGGAAGGAAATGTCCGCCCAGATGAAATTCGGCTACACGTTCATTCCCTTCGAGCATGACGGGAAAAAGGAACTGGTCCGCATCCCTCGCTCGTTCGAGGTGGATGGCCTGTTCATGTCCGGTTCCGTAGCCCTGGCCGACGCATGGTATCGGGAAGACCCGAAGCAGGCGACCGAGTGGATGTCGGAATGGTTCAAGCGCCTGATCCCGGATCCGATGCCTGCCGCTGGCAATACCATTGCCGAGGAACTGGCCAACCGGAAATTCTTCTGGGACATGCCGATTGTGCCTCGGTCGATGGAAGGCACGGCAAGGCCGGAACAGGTTGGCCCCTACACCAGCGCCGTAGCCGCCAAGCTCGGGGAACTCACCAACATGAGCCCGCTCCGGATCGATCACGTCATCAACGGCACCTTTGGCGGAGCTGGCACCGACCTCGTGCAGCTTTTCGGAACTCCCGAAGAGATCCAGCGCGAGAAGGAGTTAGTGGACCTGCCGGTGATCGGCACGATGTTTGTCCGGGGCGGCCAATCCACAGCGCACTCGCTGAGCGTGGACAAGCTCTACGATGCAATCGATGAGGCGACCAAGCTCCAGAAATCGAACCGCATCGATGAAACCCCGCAACAAGCGCAAGCCCGCTTGATGCTCACCGACGCCCAGAAGGCCATCGTCGCACTTGGCAAGGTGTCCCAGATGGAGTTTGCGACCAACTCCCGCAGGGAACTTGAAGAGATGAAGACCCGGATCGCCCGCCAAGCGGTCGAGGACTATCGCAACACCGCTATCAACCGCCGATGGTCCACCATGGAGCGCAAGCAGGCGGAAGCCTTGCTCAAGCGCAAGAAAGCCGCCAAGCCGTAACGCCGGGAGATTGACAGGTCGCGCCGGAGGTTCTATCCCTCCGATCAACCATGAACCTCCGATCCAAACTCACCCCCGCCCAGCTTGCCAAGAAATTCAAGGTGCAAGCCGACATCGCCCAGCACGAGGACATCGTGGAGAAGTGCTTCATGGCCCCGGCCCGCAAGATCGCGGAGGAACTGGCCAACCCGCCATTTCTCACCCGGATGAAGCTCAAGGCGCGGGGACTGACGAGAATCCCGGCCGATGAACTCACAGAGGAACAGAAAATGGCCCTGTTTTTGCTGGCGGGCTACCTCAAGATGGACGGTGCAACCGGCAAGCTCGTGAGCATCCGCCCGGTGGCGATCAGTGACAGGGGAGACGGCGGCTACCTGATTGCGATAGCGCCAGAGGGTGCCGCCAACTGACGAACTCCAGCACAAGCTGGATGGTCCCGCGTGAGTCTTGGCGGGTGACGGTGAACCGGACCCGGTGGGAGGCTTCCCCTTCGATTTCCACGCAGTCCTTCCACCACAGTTGGGGACCGATCGGGACAAGGATTTCCCGGAACACCCGGAACTTGCCAGTCTTTCGGCAATACTTTCGGTCCGGCTTCTGGCCAAGCTCGCTTGCCCGCACCCGGCGGATGTCGCGGTTGAACACCCATGCGACCCACCGGCGCTTCATGCCAAGTTGCTCGATCATGGCCTTTTGGACCTCCTTGCGAGCCTGTGAGGCGTTTCGATCGTTGCAATGGGCGATGATGAGGGCAGGCGGCACCTGATGGCGTAACGCGGCCTCCTGGAGCAAGCGGAGACAGGCTTTGTGGATTCTGGCGTCCGGCGGTCTTGCTATGCAGCGTCTTGCCATGGCCGGGGGTATAACAGAGTCCGTAACGCTGCGGCAATCCGAAACAGCGTCCGTTTCCGCCCGTTCAAGCTGACGGTTGCGAAGGGGTAGGGTCCGCGCCGATGGACACACCCACGAGCACGCCAGGCGAACAGCCGGCAGCAACCGAGACAACCACCGATGCAGGCGTAAAGCCGCAAGGTGACAACCTGATGGCCCAAATTGACAGCCTGAGCGACGAGCAACAACTGGCATTGCTGGATGGCAAGCCCGCCCCTCAGACAGAGACGACAGCCACACCCGCCAAGGGGACCGAAGCGCAACCAATCGAAGGCGAACAGCCTCAACCGGGCAGCGGAACGGAAACCAAGCCACAACCCGACGCCCACGAAGGCAAAGCTCTGAGGTTACGCCTCTCGAAGCTGACACCGGAGAAGCAGAAGGAAACCGCCGAAGCCTACCAGATGGTGACGGATGGCAAAGCCGAAGACCTCTACGACGCCCTGCGGCAGATGAGGGGGGATACCGCCGAACCGACCGAAACTGCCGACGAGGCGAATGTTGAAGAGGAGACCGATCCCGAACCGACCGTTCTGGAATCCCTGCAAAGCGAACTCGATGCACTGCAAGCCGAACTGGCCCAGGCCGAGGACGATTACGCGGGGTCCGACGTGAAGGGACCGATCCAGACCCAAATCAACAAGGTCAACCGGGAAATCGCCAAGGAGGAAATGAAGGCCGAACTCGCCGCTGAAAAGCAGCAGGGGAACGCCCAAACCTACGTGGAACTCTACCGGGAAGCCGTGGCGGAAGTGGAAGAGACCTACGCCGAGGCATTCGACACGAATCCCAATTTTGAGCGCATTCTGGACGCCCTGAAAGACCAAGCGGAAACCCGCAAGGATCCAAGGACCAAGAAGCCGACGTTTATACTGGAACTCGCCGCCGAAGCAGCCGAGATGCTGGGAATCACACAGGCGGCCACAACCCGCACCCCGGCCCCAAACCCTCCCGCCCGCGCTGCAAAGCCGGTGGGCAGCCAGACGGCACCGGGACACACGCATCGGGTGGTGCCCTCGCAAGACCAGATCCTCGCTGGGATCGATTCCCTGTCGATTGAAGAACTCGCCGCACTTGTTGACCGCAAGAAGTGACCATCGGGGAGGGAGCAACCGGCCACCAATTCTAATCAGAAAGACCAACCATCATGGCTGACAATCAAACCGGGAGCATCACTCCCACCCTCGTTTACCAACAAATTGCCGATGCAACGGCGATGGATGCCAACCTCAAGGGCATTCTCTATTCGAAGTTGCTCGCCAAGTCCGCGCTGCTTCACAACCCGCTATCCGCCTTCACCTCCACGGTGGATGCAAACAGCATGGTTGGCCGTGGCGTCCGCTCCATCTTCGCCCGCAAGACCGATCTTGCGAAGGGCGGCGGTGACAAGGTGTATTTCAACGTCATCGGGCCGCCCGCCGGTCCCGGAGCCATCGGATCGCAGTCGCTTGTCGGCCGCACCTCGCCGGTTTCCATGAAGACGTTCAACGCGACCGTCGCATGGCACCGCAAGGCCGTCAGCTTCTCGAAGGACAACTTCGAGTTCCTGAGTGCCGGCGGTTCTCTCGAATCCACCGCACTTGGCATGCTTGCCGAGTTGATGGGCATCGACGAGTTCAACCACATGATTATGCGGCTGCGCCTGGATGCCACGGCGTTCAACACGATCCGCCCCGGCAACGTGGCGAGCCGTGACGAACTGCTTCCGGAGCACACGTTGAGCCTCGACTTCGTGACCGACGCCAAGGTCCGCCTCTCGACCATCGGCGGCAAGCCGATTGCCCAGAAGATGGCCGGCACCGGATTCCCGATCAAGTCGTTCCTGACGTTTGCCACGGACAACCAGTTCCGGACGCTGCGCAATGACGACTCGTTCCAGACCGTCATCAGCAACGCCGACACCCGCGGCGACAGCAACGCGCTGTTCTCCGGAACCTTGCTCGATTGGCAGGGGATGCCGTTCTACGAATATCCTTCGCTGGATATGGCTTGGGACGACTACCAAGGCAACGCGCTCACTCCGAAGGCCGTTCTCGGTCAAGCGGTGTCCCGTGCTGCCGCCAACGTGCTGCCGAACCCGGACAACACGGTTTCGCAGTATCTCCAGTTCATGCCTGGCGCTCCATACAACTTCGACGGGGTTGCCACCACGGCGATTGACGACGAATTCTATGCGTGGATCATCAATCCGGACGGCTCGGTGGGCTTTGTCGCCTACCAGGACGATTGGACCAATGGCGCGAACGGCGTGACCCTGACCCGCATCCTGTCCACCAACACGACCGGCATCAACGACCAGGCGGTCGGCAACGTGGTGGCCCGCACCTCCGGCACGACCGGCGGCGACGGCACCTACACCCCGACGACCGGTGAAACCAACCTGCCCGCATGGACCGGTGGCTATACCGACCAATTCGCAGTTGGCGCTACCGTGCTTCCGGCGAACGCCAACGGCACGGTGATCGGCTACGCCTACATCCTCGGCGCCATGTCCGGCTGCTTCGCCAACGGACGCATCGAGAAGGCGATGATCGAGCAGAAGGAAGACTTCGGCTTCATCACCGCCAAGGGCTACGAAACCATCATGGGCACCTGCACCACGGTCGATCCGCTCGGCCGCAATGCTGGCTACCTGCTGGTTGAGTGCGCGGTCGAGCACGAGGGTCTTCCGGTCCCCGTGGTTGATTTCAGCTGATCGCTGACACCCTGAAAACCCGCCGCGCCTCTCCACTGTGAGGGGCGCGGCTTTTTGGGCGAAAGGAATCAACAAATTCCCCAAGAACATCATGAACCTGCCCAAAACCGTCACCAACGCCGTCCTCAAGACCTTCGCCAAGCCGGATGAACTGTTCCAAGTCCGCGTCCTGATCCGCAACCAGACGAACCACGCCGACTACGTGATCCGCGGCAAGAACCGCATCGCCCGCAAATACATGGCGAAGTATGACCCGGCCATCGGCTGCCACACGCTCGACATCCCGCTTTCGTTGTGGATGGAGAAGGTTCCAGCCCGCTACCGGGACAATGACTCGGTGGCGCACGACATCATGGGACTGCGCAACACGAAGCTCTTCCCGCTGGTGGTCCTTGTGACCCCGCTTCCGGGAGCTGAGGCGCGGCTGGAGGCGTTCAAAGCCTTCGAGGGCGCGTTGCTCGCCCCGGAAGCCCCAAAGCCCGCAGGAGGCACGCCAGCCGCCGAACGGATGCGCCTGATGCGCGAGCGCAAGAAAGCCAAGGCCGACGCACTGAAAGCCCTACTCCAACCCACCTGATCCATGGACCCATCCGAACTCTCCACCATCCTTTTCGGCCAATTCTCCCCGGAGGAACGCTCGGTTCCTGATTCCGTCACTTATCCGGGGCGCAACGCATCGGTCATGGCGGCGATCAACGGAGCGTGGCAGGAGATCCACACGAAATGCCCGGATTTCATGGAGAACGAGGAATTCGGGGTGATCCTGCATGAACCCACGCCGGTAACGATAGCGGTAGTAGCAGACTCCAAGCAAGCGACCATCAGTGAGTTTGCGGCATGGATGGAGGGATGCGAGATCGTGATTTCCGGCCACAACATCGACAATCGGATCAAATCTGCGAGTGGGGCAAGTTCCTACGCGAGTGTGACGTTGAATCCTGATGGGGCGGACAACTCGATCACGCTGACTGCGGTTGTTCCTGGATCGGCGGGGAACAGTATTACGGGGGAGATTGCAGTTTCGGTCAATGATACAGACCTGACCATCGGGGTGACAGGAACCGCTATCCTGGCGACTTCCGGGGATAAAAACAGGATGAACGTGACGGGAAGCCTTACTCCAGATGTTGCTGGGTGGCTTTATTATGCTGGGGAGGTCGAAGGAAAGCCCCACTGGACTAGCAATGGTCTTGCCACAGCGGTCAATTTGGCAAACGGCACCCCGTCGCAGTCACTTGGTTATGCCTTCGGAGGTTGGATCTTCTCTTCCGTTCTTGCTAATGGAAACCCGGAATTTATCGCTGGCATCATCTCAGTGGCGGCCTTCCCCGATGGGTTGTCCTTTGCTACGACACTTGGGACTGGCGCGATCACCGTCACTGCAGACGCAGCCACCGCCCAACAAGTCATCGACGCCGTGAACGCGGACGCGGAAGCCTCAGAGCTCGTCACCGCCAGCGCCTCGGGCACCGTGACCGGCGCTGTTGACACCGCGGCAGCTACCCTCAGTGGAGGAAGCGGAGGTTTGACTTTGCTCTATCCCTACGGCGGGACGACTGGATCGGTTTCGGCAACGGTCTTCCACACCTCGATTCCCCTTCCATCCGCGGTCATGAAGGTGGTCAAGCCGGTGCGGGTGGACAATCTGGAAATCATTCCGGTTTCCAACCCCGAGGGATTCTCCGCCACCACTTACGGGGATTTCGGAAACCAGTTCCGCCGCGGCAACCTGGTGCAGCAGAACATCCGGGTCAACGACACCAAGGGCAAGGTCTGCGGCTACAAGGTGAAGTCTCACTACGTTTCAGGAACGGCGACGCCGACCAAGCGGATGAGGATCGTCCCGGCCCCGGCCAACTCCGGCACGCTGACCTACCGTGCGGAGATGAATCCGCCGTTCGTCACGGACCTTGCGGCGACGACCCTGTTCCCGTTTGAAAACCAATTCATCGAATCGATTCTCCTGCCGATCGCGTTGTTCCGGTTGACGACCTCGCCGTTCTTCCGCAACCAGTCGGGTCTTTCCGCCATCGAGAAGGGATACGCCCGCGCCTTGGCCGATCTTGATGCCCTGACGGCTCAGGACAACGGAGAGAAGCGGATGCGGCCGATTTACGGATAACCCATCATCATGTCAGACGCCACTACCCCGATCACCACGACGAGTCGCCTGCAAGTTCCGCGGGGGCATCGGCTTTACCAGACGACTAGGGCGGAGGTTCCGGTGGAGATGGAAATTCCCACCATCGGGGACACGATCGTTTCTCAGTTGGGAAACGGCAGTTCATTGGCGGAAAACATCATTTACGAGATTCAGGATTCGCCGCGGGGAAACAAAAAGGGGGTGACGTTCCACCACACGGCGCTTCCGTCGATCCCGTGGACGACCTCGCGCCGGCTGGAAGAACCGCTGAACCATCTGGTCCACACGACGGTCATCCTGATTCCGATTGATCCGATCAACTTCCCGCTGCCGTCCTTCGGGCAGACGATTTCAGCCCTCCCCTATTTGTCGGGAGTCGCGGAGGCGCGGCAGGACGACATCATCACCAACGAAAGCCACCCGGAGGCCTACGGCGGGTATCGGTTGGAGATCGAGCACATGCTGGTGCCTGCCGGCCAGTATGAGGAATGGGAGAGCATCGCCTACACGTTCCCGGCGATCTACAACATTTCCCGGCAACGTCAGAGGGTTGTTCCGGCACGGGTGATTTACGAATACACGGCGGACCCCGGGCCATTGGGAGACGATTGGTTGGCGGCGCCGACGATTTGGGATTACGCGGACCCGACGACCGGGCCGTTCGAGATTTCAAGCGTGATCCAGGAGGCGGCTGGAACGAATTTCACGGATGGCGAGGGAGCGAGCGGTTTGGTAGGGGATTTCCTGAATTCCACGTTCATCACGCAGGACACCTTGAACGATGCGATCAGCATCTACTCGCCCGGAGACTTGGCCTATGAGATTGCCGCATCCGTCCCATCGGCCACGACCTACCTTGAATGGTTCGAGGCCAAGACGGAGTTCATCACCAGCAGGACGATCCACACCTGGCGCGGCACCCTCTACATGCGCCGAACCGTTTACGTCAGAGCCCAATGAGCAAGTTGCACCGATTCGGAATGGATGCTGGCGGCGGCGACGACCGCTGGAAGGCTGGCGTGGAGCGGTTCATGAAAGCCCTGTTGACGAATCCCTCGCTCAACATCGGGGACAGCAACTCGGAGATCATCTTTCCAGACCAGAACCCGGCGCGCGGAGGCGGCACGACGGGAGGAACGAGTTTCAGACATCCGTTCAAGCTCACCGTCGCCTTCAATGACCCTAATTGGGAATGGACGGTCTCCTCGATCCTCTCATCCGTGACGGACGGCACAAACGGAGATGCCATCGACCTGGGAGTTGCGGGAGTCGATTGGAAAACCGGAGCCATCAAGTTCGACGCGAGCACCGTCATTGCGGCGACGAAATACATCGTCCTGCAAGCCGCCGTGGATGCGGACCTACTGGTGACGGATTGGGAGTTCGCCGCCGTGGACGACCCGGATGAGGTCGGCACCGATGCCGGTCCGCCGATCACTCAGGACATCGTTCGCCTGCTCATCGGCAAGATCACAGTGGACACGGTTCCAGACCCGGACACCTACACCGCCACGCAGGCTGTCTTCACCGCGCAGCGAATCACCCACGGGCTTCTCAACGGGATG